ACTCATGATAGAGCTGATAATGCTCATTTTGCAGGTAATCCTGTTTGTGATGAATTTCATCCGATGAGCATGTAAGGCTCCGCACGGCGGGCGGCCACCTGCCGTGCGCTATCTGCTTTTCAGAACGAGTTAAATGCAAAAAAGAGTTGACAAAACGCTCTAATATGCTAGTATAGCTTCATCAGGAACGAAGATTCTGATAATGTTTTTCCAAAGACCTCCCGAGTGGCCGCTCTGGGAGGTTTTCTTTTTACCCCCTTGTGAACTTGTTGATAAGGAGGCCAAGCTGGGATTCAGGTGTTCCCTCAGGAATGAGGAGCGTCTTATGCCCTCGCTTCACCAGCTCCACGTTGGGAGCCTGGCCGATGTGGTGATTGATAAGAGTGTAAAGATTCCGCATAGCTGCGGCCATGTAAGCAAGCGGGTGGTCATTATCTGCGCGGGTAATCCAGCCCTTATCATTCCATTTTGCAATCATCTCGGAGGCTTTGAACTTGCCATCAAGGGATTGTTCGTCAAAGAGCCAGTTTACCACCGGCTCTGTATCGCCGGACACGCTGAACGCCGGGCGTTCCGAAAAAGGAATGCCCAGCGCAGTCAGACATGCAGCGAGCATGAGGGATTCGAGGTCTCCATCTTTGCTGCGGACGAAGTTCAGGGCATCATGGGAGGGTTTCATCATCGTTAGAAATCGTAGATGGTGGAAGATACCTCAAACGAAGCCAAGTCCTCGTTCTTGAGGCCAATCTTAACCCCGGTCACGATATTCGTACCGCTTGAAACAGTATTGAGTCCGTGATCCGGCGCGACATTGGCCAGAACAAGCGTCTGCGCGACCTTAATATCAGCCGGGTTTTCTCGTGGAATATACCCCTTCATGCTGACATCAGTCTGGTCATCGTAGAAAATGATGCCTACCTTTTTGCCTCGGTAGTCCCTCTGTATTTTAGAGTCAGGCTTGTAGTCGATATCCTGAGACTCCAACAGGATGCCCTGCTGGTCTTCATCAAGCCCGAATACGCCGACTGTTCCAATGATTGTTGCCATAATACTCAGTCGGCACGTCAAAACGTCCTTGATGCCACCGTCAATTTGAATGTGCCTGATATAGACACGGAGAAGCGATTACTTGGTGTTTCCTCATACCAGCCGGAACAAGCATTGGTCACATTGTACGACACAGACATCTCTCCATAGCTGCCGCGCACACGCATCTTGAAAGAGCCTGTTACCGAAGTCTCTCCGTTTGTTGGTAGTGCTATCGGCTTAATTGTTGCCCCTCCGTATGTCACCGTTGGTGGTCCTGCGGAACCTCCTGTACTGCCAGTAATGCTACCGGGCGATGCAGTGCAACTTTCGGAAGGTGCGTTTATCTTTAGGTGGTTTTTAAGAATGTTCTTTATGTTTGCCCTCCTGAGGGATATCGAATATATCCGCATGGTTCCTGTCACCGTCTTACGGCGAATCATTCCTCTGGAATCCTTATACCTGATTGAACAGGTGACCTTCTTTGTGCCGCCTGTGCTGGTAACTTGTACAATGTTACTTTGATTACAGGTCGAAGGGTCAGCGTAATTGGTCACATACATGGTTCCGAACTCTGCTCTGGCTCTTCCTTGCCTGAAGCCAGTCTGACTGAACTCGGTTACAGATGTGGGATGAGAGTTGGGAGTCCACCCACCCCCCGAAGCGCTACTGGATGTGAGGTTGTGTACCGAAATGTTCGCAATACTCCCCGAAAGGTAATACCACATTGTCAGAGTCGTACCTTCGGGAGGCACGCTATAACTACCACCGTCAGCCACAGAAAACCGGGCGTTCACATCATAATGCAGCTGCACAGTTTCCGAAAAGCTGTCGGTAATTTCAACCTTGAATTCATATCGGACTTTCAAGGCCTGAGTGTCCTGATAGGCTTTAACGGAAACACCAGTCCCGCCGGTAAACCACACACCACAATCCCCGACATCTTCTGAACCCGGAGGAGAATCCTCTTCTTCTGTATCATCATCGTCACCGCCGCCTGGCGGTACATACCAAATGGGAGGGTCAGGCTCTTCATCCTCCTCTTCTTCCCTTTTCTTTCTTGTGAGTGCAACATCGACACCGCCTATCCGCACACCATCGTGATAGGCTATGTATGGGCGAAGACACCCCACCGTCCTGATAAAATAGTGCTTCCCAAAATTGCCAGAATAAAAGGCCTGGGCACCATAAATAGCATCACACAATTTGGAGTACTTCGTGCGGCTGCATATAAACCCGCTTGCCCCACTCTGTGTGGCCCACCCTCCTGATGCTGTTTTCTCATACTCAAAATTATATACTACTTCATCCGCGTTTTTCGGAATTAGTGCCCCATCTTCATTCTGGAACACTCCTCCTTCATAACCCAACAAGGATAAATCTCCGTATATATCCCCATGGTACAAGGGAATGATACCTGGCGACCCATCGTTCGATATTTGTACCTTACAAAGAGCCCGCTCCGCTACCTGAATGGGCGATACGCGGTCACCGTATTTATCCAGAAACCTATCGACATGAATCATCGAATCCGCCATTCCGCCCATCGGGTCAACGCCCCACAGCATTTCAACGGCATTATAAAATTCCCCTTTGAACGGAGCGACATTTCCCCCACCTGGAGCAAGAACACCGCCAAAACTGGAGCGAAGATCGTCCTCCGTAGGAGGCAGGGATACATACACTCGTTTGGCGTTTTCCCCGTCAGGAGAGTATACCAGAGTGCCTGGCTCATCTGTATTGAATACAGGGATACCCACCATGTAAAAGACATTATCAAGTATGGCTCCCCAGTATACCCAGATATGTCCATAGTATGTTTTTAAGAAGTATGAAGTGGTTTTTCCATAGGTCAGGGTCACCAATGCGTTACCTACATTCATGAAGGCTCCAATTAACTTTGGAGCCGCAGCAAATATCAATTTACCATTCTTGAGTAGAACCTTTTCTGATTCTTCCTTTCCCGCGATTCTTAAAGCAGGCTGCAAATCTCCATGTAACCTTTGCCGAATAAAGGGAGTTTCGTTATTGAGGCCCATGTGAGCCAAAGGATAAACCTTTGCATCCTTCCCTTTGTGTATTGTATCAAAGGCTCCAAATTCGACAAGGTTATCCTTTCGTATGCGCGCATGTAAATAATAGCGGTAGGGCGCGGTGTGGTCGGGAGTTGCAGCGTGAACGGAATAATCCGCAACATACGTCCATCCTTGCATATCGGACTCTTCATCTTCTGCCGGTTCTTCCACGGTATAGCGGCGCATCCAGTCAGCTCGTTTTTTAGCGTCCATCGTTCCGCTTTCATCATTAAACGTGCCAAACATGGCGGGATTAAAATGAATATCGCCATGTACTCTCTTCTTGTTATCCCAGTCCTCTGTTTCCTCATTCCAGAAGGATTGCCCCAGAAAAAAACGAGGTAGCACACGTGTTGTCACTTCATGTACTTCTACCACCTCCCCATTGTCTGACCAATCTCCTATTTCGTCACTCATTGGCACCCTCTCCCTTGTCTTCTGTTGCACTCACGGCAGTACCCAACTCACTTTCGTTTTTTATGGAATACTGATATTTCAATTCTCCACTAGCTTGGCGCATCAAAGTCAGGCAAACATATCCTGTTCCGCTCGTTACATCAATAGGTAGTTTCGTTTTCTCCGGTATGACAGCATACTGGTCATTGGGCAAAAACACGTTTCCACCGGCTATCTTCAAATAATACTTCTTTTCCTGATTTTCCGGGTCGTCGCCTTCCATTTCAGTACTCATATAGGTATCGAATGGCATGGATGAACTTTCCCCACCCAACTCTATTGGGCCTTGGTGATATTGACTGAAGTAATAACGAGGCAATTCCTCTACAGTTTCCACCGATGCCTTACCTATGCGCACGTACGTATCTCCCGTAGAAGCATCCTCCTTTGTCACGAAAACGGCTTTTTCAACCTGCGTACCGTGAAGAGTCAATCTCACAAATACAGATATTTCTTTTTCTCCCTCACCTCCTTCATCCTGCGAAACTTTCAGGACACCTACGTCCAGCCAATCCGAACTATCCCATGCCGTTCCCCCAGATGGTATGGCAACTTGTGAACCGTCTTCTTTTTCCAACTCCGTAACATCAACATAATTTCCATGGTGGTCAGTAATCCTCCCCTGATGTACTTGCAACACCTTATCCCAATGCCCTGTCTCTTCATCTACAGCACATTGTCCCTTAGGCTTTATGCGTAACTGAAAATCTTCGTTACGCAGGATATCCAATTCATCATCGCATACACGAGTTACTGCTTGCTTGTCGATGGTCAGCGATGTTCCACCCGGTGATTCCTTTACCTGATAGCCAACTCCCCGGAGCAGTCGTCTCCGACTCTGCTGTTCATTCAGATATCGTAGATAGTCAATAATACTGTTCAGCCAGGCTGCTGAAACAACCTCGCCTGCGCGTACAGTCCTTGGTATTTCTCGCGCCATCAGTTACCATAGAGTTTCTTATTCCAGCCGCTCGCCCCGGACAATTCATAAATAGTCTCCACACGCCATCTGTTTTTCTTCCCGCTTGAAGTCCGGGAAAATGATTTTCCAACAAGAAGCCAGTTGCGGCCACTCGGAGTGGGGGCATCTGCCGGAGTTGCTATTTTCCCCAGGCCGCTAAGATTGACAGCAGAAGAGCGTACCATTCGGGCTTCTCTAAATGTGGCACCTGGGGAACGATAGGAATGTATACCTTGAAGCAGCATCTTAAGAACTTCTTTTCCATTGTCCGAAAGGTTTTTCAACAGTTGCTTCAACGGTTTCATGACAGGCTGACCATCCTTGTCTTTTTTGGGTGACCCATCTTCATTTAATTCATTGACCAACTCCCATAGACGAGTTCCGTCCTGAACGGCCTTCAGATATTCTCTCTGCGCGTCGTTAATACCACTCTGCGCCTTGGGATGAGACAAAAGAGGTTCGTTGACGCTTCCGTCCAAACTCTGCTCAACGACATCCTCTTCGTCGTCTTCGGGGAATTCTGAATCGCCGGGATCCGTATCTCCTGTATCATCTTCTTCTACTTCCTCATCGTCCGGTTTGCCGTATTCCAGTTTAATAGATGCAATTCCTCCTTCTCCGGGTTTCACCGTGGCTTTACGAAGTATTACTCCAGACATCAACGAAGTTCCACTACCCATCACCGGCAAGGAAGCAAGGGCTTTCTCTTCCGGGACTTCGTAGGTAATGGTAAGTGAATTACCCGTCTTTGAATCATAGTTGAAAACGTATTCTCGTTCGGTTTCAACCCGAGCTGTGTTTCCGTAGGATTTCATATCTGACTCTGTTCAAAATTGTACCACTATACGAAATGTCGCGGTCTGAATGAAATTGTTTTCGTGAGTCTGAGGTTCTTCGACACTTCGTAAACTCATGCGGTACAAGATAAAATCAGGAGATGCCTCGTTGACTGATTCGAGAGTGGTCTTTTTGCCCAAAATAGTGCAAAGGGAAGAAAATTGCTCCCGCATGGAAATTTCGGCTTCTTCAATGGCGGAACTATGTAAAGAGAGTTCCAAGGTGCATTCCCATGTTCTGTTGCCGGGGATCAATTCGACCTCAGCAATACAGGTCAGCAGAACATAAGGTGCGGCAAGCTCTCCGTTACTGATGGGTGTATGAATCGCCAGCACCGGATAGAGCTGAAGCAGATAGGTGCGAATAGTCTCGGTTATGGAATGCGTGTTCATCGGCAGGAGCGAATCAATTTGCGTTTCAGGGCTCTCAGGTTTCCGGCAAAACCTTTCTCTACCTTATCCAGCACATACGCAGCTCGGCGCATGGTCATGGCTTCATTGTATGGTACGGAGTTGGTGATAATGATGGTAATTCGGTCTTTCTTGCGCGTGATCCGGCAAGCGCCCTCAGCAATGCCATGGCGTTTCACCCAGGCAGGAATGCGGTTTGCTTTGAGCTCAACCGCAGCAGCATTCCACCCGGCAGCTTCGCGCCCCAGGCTCTTCTTTTTCTTGGCAAGCAATTTCCGCAAAGCAGCATCCTTGCGGTAGCCTTTCCGGGTGATGCGGTGTGTCTCGAAGTAGTGTGTGATTCGATTCGTCCATTCACTTTTCACGGCAGAGGGATTCTTGCTCAGAATCATGGGCATGGTGTTGCGCACAGCCTGAGTCGTGAAGCGTTTGGCACCCTCAATGATAGCATCTTCCAGCGACTTTTGCCCCAGGATGGCGAACTTTGCGAGCTTGCGGTCGAGGGATGCAGAATTGATGGTTACTGTTGCAGACATTCCAGAGAGATGAATGGGGTTGATTTCTTCACGCTCATGCTCTCAATCCGAAAGCTCACGCCCTCGTAATAGAGCAAGTCGCCCACCGCAGGGGTGGACGACAGGTCGCTTCGCCGGATTCTCACCGACAGGGAGCGGGTGGGAGAGAACCCTCCCAGCTCCAGCTCCGCTGCCAGCGAGCCCTCGTTGACCAATGCCGGTATTCGTTTCCTGCCGATGGTTATATATGTCGGGAGTTCCTGATGAATGCTCAGGAAGTCGGAGCTCATTTCATCGGCAAGGCTCATGGTCAGGCGGCAGAGGTTACGGTGATGCGCTGCAATGCTGCAGGTCGGATAACCTGATAGCCGTACAGGCATTCCAGCGTGATATACACCTTGTTGGAGGTCGTATCCGTGTAGCGCAGGTAGCCAAAGGTCAGCCCGGTGACAGGGTCGGTCACGGCTCCGGCTTCATCGTAGTTAGCAATGGGCTGGAGGTAGCGCATGGCTACGGCCATGGCAGAGGAATGGGTGACGAACCCGGCAAGGTTCTCGCCGTTATCCGGCACGCAGTCCGTCTCGTACACGTTGAGCCCGGCCAGTCGGTTGATACGGGCTTCTACCACGCCCGGCTGCGCCAGATTGGTGATGAAGCTGCGGGACACGATGTCGTCTGCCAGCAAGGCGGTATTGAGACTGGTGTTGAGCACCAGAGAACGCCCGGCTTTCGGCATCTTCGCCTTGTTGCATGCTTCACGGATTTTCAGCACGGTCTTATAGGAAAAATTCTCCGCAGAGGCTACATCGGTAGCCGTTGCAAACTGATTCTTCTTGATGGCGCTGAAAATGTCCGTGAGTACGTCTATGGCGAGCTGCTGGGCAGCGGTGGACACGAGCTTTTCCAACAGGGGGACTGCCGTGGTGGCGGCTTCCTTGGCGGTCATGTGAACGGTCTTGAACTTGTGCTTGTTGAGTACCACCGGAATGGTGCTTGCCTCGCTGTCAATGTTCTTCACATAGTTGCCATCGAAGTCGGAGGACGGAGACGGTGCGCCCACCACCGGGACTTTGACCGTATCGCCCTTGTCGGCAGAGGTCGGTCCGAAGTTGGTGGAGAAGATGGAGAGCGGCATCAGCTCGGTCATCCACGGCATAAGTGCTGCCTGTGCGATGCGTACGTCCTTAAGGTCTGTGAGTGTATTAGCCATAATGGTAAGTTCTGGGTTAGAGGTTGTTGTAAAGTTCGGCTCGTTCGGCATCGCTCAGGGAACGCAGGAAAGCGGTCTGTGCTGCCGGGTCTTTGATGGCAGCAAAGCGTTCGCTTACCGGGCGCACATCCGGGTCACCCTTGGCGGTGACAGGCTGAGCAGCGGCGGGCTTGCCGTAATACTCCGCAGCCCGCTCTTCGGCACTCTTTGCTTCTGCCTTGAGCTGCTGCACTTCTTCGAGGGCTTTGCGATATGCCCCCTCCACGCTTGCAAGCTGCTCCTTCGTGTGCGTCAGGTTGTCCGACAGCTCTTCGTTGGTTGCCTGTAAGGTGGCGATTTATGTTTCCAACGCTGCGAGTTTCTCGCTCTGCTCGGTCAGACGCGCGTTGGCTGCATCGAGTTGTTCATCGAGTGTTTCCATATTTGTGGGTGTGGTGTCAAAAATACAAGGCTGCTTCTTGACTCCTCATTCATATCAAGTATAATGGACTCATGATAGAGATAATCGCAGATGCATCCAATTATGTAGGTGAGGCTATTTATGGAACGATAGGTGCCATCATTGGTACATTCGGAGGTTCTTGGATTACGTATAGATTTGGGCAAAGGCACGTTCATTCAGTCCGAAAAATAGCCATTTCAGCGTTGAGGGACATGAAAAAATTTGCCAAGAATAATAACACCTACAAAAAAATCGAACCTGTTTTTAACAACATCAACGAAGCTAGAAAACGAGCTATACTCACTGCTCTTTATAAGGTGGGGATTCCCTTAACTATCCCAGAAGATGGAAATTTAAACATAGCCGATATTCACTTTAATGACGAAGTTATTGATGCAAATTACTTAGATGATGTTATCCTCAATATCAACTTAGGACATTGCGATAAGTATTTTTATGAGGATATTTCATCCTGTATAGCATCGGATTTTAGAATAAAAGCGATTAGAAAAATTGGCATACGGTTTGTAAAAGAAGTTCTTAGCAAGAGCACGGTTTCAGACACTACAATTTCTTATCCAGATGATTGGTTCTTAAACTTTACCTGCGGAGAACGGCAGACGATAGCTGTGCTTAAAGACTATTTAGTTGATAAATATTACTTTGAAAATGGGCGTCCAAAACCCGACCAAATGGACAAAATTGTTGCCGAGATTAATCAGGGTATCTGGGATACCCATTTACAGTGGAATTACACCGCTCATACAAACGTTCAATTGCAAAACTCTTTGTCTCAAGGACTTTTGGCTGCCTTTTTAAATCAGCAATCTTCCGCGAAACAAGAAGAAAACAATAATCCACAAAATTAACACAAAGGGAATCTTGCAGCATGCCTAGTAAGTATCTTTCCTTTCACTACACCTACGGAATGAATACAGGCATCAACAAGCTTTTTGTCATGCGCGTCTGAGCCGTAAAACGTCTGCCCCTCCATGTCATGCTCGCTGATGAAGCGGCGGCGGGTTACGGCTTGTTTGAATCTCGCCCAGGTTTCATTGACCTGCTGCGTGAGGCGGTCGCGTTGTTCTTCCGTCAGGCTGGTGCCATCCATCCCGGTACTTTTGTACTTGCCAGCAGAGAATACTTCCATCTTCAAGCCGCAGCGGTCATAGAGAGCGGAGCTGTCTACCACCGGCAGAATGACACCGATTGAGCCCACCGTGGCAGAGGGAGCTGCGTAGATAACATCCGCTTGACTGGCGACCCAGTAAGCGGCGGAACAACATTGCCCGGCGGTAAAGGCGTAGACATGCTGATCCTTGGCAACTGTTCGCACCACCTGTGCCAGTTCGGGCGTTCCATTGACTGTACCACCGGGGGAGTCTATATCGAGCAGGATGGTGTGTACTGCCGGATCTGCTACGGCTTGCAGCAAAGCAGCGGCGGTTTCCTCCATGCTGCACAGCCGTACCCCGCAGATGGCAGCAATAGCTTTCTGGCGGGGCGATACCTGACGCAGCATCGTTCCATGAATGCGAACGGTGGCCAGTCCGTTCCTCAGTTCGTAAGGTTGAGCCTTTTCGTCAACAGCGTTACCCTGCGCCGGAGCTTGAAAGTTCACGGTGCAGAGTTCGCGGTAGGCTTCCAGCGTTATTAGCCAGGGCTGCATGGGGGCGGTTATCATGGTGTGGTCTGGGTAAAGGATTGATACAGGTCTTGTGGGCTGACTCCGTACTTGGCGGCAATCTCTTTCACGAGAGCCATCTCGCGGGCGCGGGTTTCCAATTCATGGTGAATGTCGCAGCCCAGTTCGGCAAAATGGTCAGTTAAGGTTTTCAGCCCCGCCTTGACGTCCTCGCGATTCTGCTGAGCTTCACGCCCGGCATCCACCGTGACTCGGCGGGGCGTGACAAAATCGACCTCAGTCCAGTCTTCTGCGGGTGGCAGTTTGCCCGCCGTGATGGCATGCCCGATGACAAAATGCCAAATCGGGCGAAGCATACGGTCAATAAGCACGGATTGTCTGCGACTGAATCTGCGGTCGGCTTTCGCCACGGTAAGTCTTACTCCGGCACCTCCGATTTTGGACGAATCGCTGGCGAACTCATACGGTAGCAAGCCCAGCGCACTATCCCGGTGTAGGAAATCGAGGAATCCTTGAAAGGTGGGGCTCGGGCGGTTGCTCTGGAAGCTCTCGATAGCTTCGTCCGGCTGAATCTTCACCAGCTTACCGCCAAGGATGGTCTGCAAGAATCCGGGGTCGCTTCCCTGGGGCTGAACGGGGGCATTGAGTTGAAAATCCCGGTCGTCAACATCAGCCCGGCTGGTTTTGAGAACTCGCGATATGTCTGCGTTATCCTTGACGGCATGCTTTTCGAGAGCCAGCAGTTCGGCAACATCCAGCATGTGGTTGATACTGTGCTGAATGGTCGGATACCCGCGCATCTGGGAGATAGACATGGGAGTGAAGAGGTGCAGGACATCGCGGGCTGCAAGGTCGCGATGGTTGCCGTTATCCAGCAACAGGCGGTAGGAAAGCGGTTTTCCGAGGTCGTTTACGCGGATGCCATCAATGATGGTGCTTTCGGTGGTGTCTTCCTCGGTGCTGCCGATACGATGCGTCTCGATAAGCCGAATCTTCGGCACTCCGTCCTCCTCGGTTTTCAGGATAAACATCTCGCCATCTACTTCCAGAGCCATACAGGCGAGGTATTGGCAGGTAACAAGGTTGAATCGCCCGGTGATTTCCGCATGTCTTGCCCATCGGTTGAAGTAGTCGAGGGCTTGCTTGTTCCATGCGGCATCCTTGCTGGCGGGCTGCGGCATGATGCCGTCTCCTATAGAGTACATGGCCATGCTGCCCACAATCTCCTGCAAGAAGCCGGAGTTTTTCACCAGATAGCGGCTCCGGCGTACCAACTCCGAGCGGACTCCGGGAGTCAGGTCGAGCGAGGTGTCGCGCGGGCCACTTCCGGGGACTTCTGCACGCCGGGGTGAACGGTTGGCTGATTCAAAGACAGAATGCGAACCGAAAAATATGCGGGCGGCAAGTCGTTGCAGGAAGTTCATACAAGCAAAAGAGGGTTACAGGGGTAAACGCCATGCAACATGGCTGAGGGAAGCAGGATAGTCAGATGTGCCGGAAGCCTGAGCCTGTTTCTCGAAGTAGCGGAGAGCATAGGCACATTCATCCAGCACATCTGCCACGGGCATAGCGAACTGTTTACTCACAGACGTACTGCCATCGTTCCAGCTCATGAGGGTTTTACCCTCCAGAAGCATCTTCTTGGCGGTCGCCTGTATCTGCTTCACTTCCCCCTCGGTGAAGCCGCGAGTAAACAGTCCTTTAGCACTCATACCTCAAAAGCGTTGCGGGCAGCGGAGCTGCTGCTGTACTTTTCGAGCTGGTAGTGCGGTTCATCCACAAAGGATTTCCACGTACCTCCCCAGGTGATGCCCGGCACTTGATTGTAGAGCTTGCCTACTTTGGCGTATAGGGCATGGTCGCCAATGTATTCTTTACCCCGGAAGATACCGATGTCCCAGGCAATGCCGAAATTGTGCATACTCTGGCCACCGCGAGCTTTGGTCACGCGCGGGCGCTTGCGATAGAGCGCATCCTGCTCGGCATAGGTGCGAGTACCACAGATGATGCGGACATCGTAGCCCTCAGCATCGGCTACTGCCTTGGCGGCTTTGAGCCAGATGCGGGCGGCTCGCTGAGTCTCGGGCGTAAGCGTGGCGATATTACGCTCGGAGCGCTCATCGAAGCTGCCGATTTCAGCCTTGATGCGTTCGGCATCGTTCTGCCACTCTTGGGCGGCAGCTTTGGTCTTGCGACCATTCACGCCGTCCACCTTACCGGGCTTATACCCGGCAAAGGTCAGCAGACGCTGCCAGAAGCGCACGTCTTTCTGTACCTGTGCCAGAGTATCAGCCATTGTCAGAGTCCTCCTTTTTGGTTTCAGTTTTATCCTTGGTGACTACGCCAATCAGACCAGCCACCGCCATGCCAGCGGCGATGATCTGCTCGGCAATAGCCGCTTCAATAGTGGCTCCGCATGCAGTTGCTATGGCAATGACGCCCAGCCATGTGGAGCGTTCCGTCAGTCGATTGATAATGTACTTGAACATGCCTTTGGGGGCATGTCAAAATAATCTTGAAAACTTACTACTATCTTGTTATAATTCCTTTCGGGGTGTACAAATGAAAATTTTCAATATAATTACTGCCGTCGCAAGTACTGCTGGGGCTTTTTTGTCAATGCGAATTGCGTGTTCGCTTCGTAAAGAAACCGAGAGAACGCCATCAGTTGTAATATACAATAACTCTCAGCCAAAAGAAGAAAAAGCACAATCGGATGAAAATTTACAAATTGAACGGGAAGATTACTATAAAAATCTTGATAGACGAGATAACGAGCGTTTTTTTACTGAAAAAAGATTAGGAGATGATTTAATGTCATTCTTGAAGTTCCTGATAACCTTTCAAAGCATCGGTGTTGGGGCTTTACTGTATAAAGGAAATCTAAATGATTCGACAGCTCTGAGTTTATTCTTCCTAATTCTGTCTTTTATTTGCATTGCCATTTCATACAGAATATCTTTAAATGCTCTAGCTAAATGGTCTTCCGAACTTGCTCAAATTGACAAAAAGTATGAAGAGTTGCAATACCCATCGAATAAAAGTCAGCACAGATGTATTCGTTTAGGAGTTATTTTTTTAGTTTTAGCGATATCAACACCAGTATGCAATTTCTATATGGGAAACACTAATAATCAAGGGGCTCAAAAGCCAAATGGAGGTGGAGGTTTGTTAAAAGAAGCACATGTTCCTTCGAAACCACAAACCGCAAAACCTCCTCGTCCTCAAAAGTAAGGTTACAACCAAGAACCATCTAGGATTCTCTCTTTGAGAATCCTATTTTTTATTTTATACGCAAACTGCCAGTTACGACAGGTACGGTAGTTCTTGCTCCGGTAATGCGGGTCGTTCGGGTCGGCATCTGCCATGCTGAACTTTATCTCCTCGGCGTTTTCAATCTCAACATAAATACCGTTACGCTGGATGGTTAAGAGGCTTCCCTCCTTTTCCCGGAAAGCCAGATGGAAGTTGCGATTCCACACATAGGGGCGGCTGACTCCGCACAGGTAATGGTAGGAAGCATACGGTAGCGTGATGTTCGAGACTTCGGTCAGGTTTGCTTTGATACGCGGGTCATATTCCCCCAGCAAGCAATGCGCACAATGGACTGCCAGATTTACCCCGGTAACGTGCTTCAACCAGAGATAGGAAAAGGGTGCGCTGACTTTTAGTGTGCGAATCGTAATCATGGCGTCTGTTTTGTTGTTCAGTATAGCACAGTTCTGTAAATTTTGCAAATAAAATCGGCTTCAATTTACAAGAAACTGCGTTCTTGCTCAATGTTTTGCATAATTTCCGCCACCAGCTCACCGTGCATGTTATGATGGTAGTTACCGGGGTATTCCATGTTGAACTCCACATTGATGGCTTCTTCCACCTTGGTTCGCGGCAACTTCCGGGGATGGCTGGCGATGGCGTATAGCTGAACCTCGCTTTCTCGTCCCTTGATTTCCACGTTCTCGAAATACTCCAGCAGGAGATTGCGGAGACTGTCGTGGGTATGGAAATGCTGCATCGTCCAGACGCCGCTGCGGTAGGTTGCCCCGAAGTTCTCTTTATCGAGGAACTGAATATCACGCCCGTGGCTGTTGTAGGTCTTGAACGTCTTGAGCCGCTCGGTGAACGGCAGCGAGCGCGTGCCGATGTAGATTCGACCATCCTGTTTCAGTAGAGCGTTGCAAGTAGTCAGCACAGCGTGTTCAAACTGGCTGTTTACTACGGAATTGAGGACGCTATCGAGTACCACCACATCCATAAGCCCATGCTTGCGGATGTCTTCGCGGAGAACCTTAATCATGCGCACAACCTCACGGATATTGAGCGTGCCTTTCTGCTGGAAGTGGGGCTCATAGGCAAGCATCTTGTAGCCTTGTTTCATGAGCATGTTGGCATAGGCACAACGCCCGGCACCGAAGTCCACCGTTCGCTCATTCTTCTGCAAGGTCGGCAGCACATAGTTCTCGTAAAGCGAGGACGTGATGAGGCGTGACTTCTTGCCCTGCAAGCGGTGCATCTGGCAATGGAGTTGGTTGTAGGACTTCACGCCCAGGGCATCGTAGTAATACTGGCCGTAGTCGATGGAAAGGTAGCGCATCATTTCCTCTTCCTGTTCGCGGGGAATCATGTAGACCAGACAAGGGACACGCAGTTGCTTGCAAGCTACGGCGTAGTCCGAATTGAGCAGGACGCGTCCCTCTTCGTCACACACCACAGAACCCCACCCGCCATAACGCATGATAAGCCCGCTCATACCGTTAATGATAAGCGCATTGGCATTGCGTTTGAACTGGATGCGCTCGTGTTCCAGATAGCAGTACGTCTCGGGTTCGAGTTCGCAATCGTCCAGATTCAGCGTAACCGGGGTCTTATTGGTTTCAATGCTGTTGTGGAAAAGGTTGAAGCGGATTTCATCGGTGCGGGTGATACCCTGCAAGCGGATAGCCGGGCAATGCGTCAGCCCGATAGCCTTCATGGCTCGGGTACGCTGGTGGCCAGCGGTCAGGATGCCGTTCTCACCATTGATGATAACCGGCTTAATCACACCGAACTTCCGCAAGCTCTTCTGCAGAAGCACGAACTTCTCCTCGTCCAGATGGCGAGGGTTGTAATCTGCAGGTTTCAACTGCGCCAGCGGATAGTTCGGTATGAATTCAGCTTTCATGGGAGTCGTTGCGGAAGTTGGAATCGCCGAACTCCATGAGTTCAAGGGCAAGCCCGTTGTAGTTACCATGAACGGAACTGTATTCCTTAAGCAGTCGCTCGAATCGTTCGGCTTCGTCCGGCTGCATGTAGATTTTCTTGGCTCCGTAGGCAATGAACGGCAGGATAGTCACCGTGCTGTCATTATCAGCATCCAACGGCACGTTGTCCGGCACGGCTTCCAAGTCTTCCGATACACTGGCCAGCATAGAGTTGATTTCGGAATCGTTGAACCCGGTAAGTTCCAAGTCAATCTGCCCATCCAGTTCACGGATGATGGCATTCAGCTCATCCTCATCCATGTTGGAGAGTTCAGCAATCTTGTTGTCTGCCACCATGTCTGCCCATTCGGCGGCTTCGTTCTCGTAGTCCTGATAATCGACCGGAACTTCCTCCAGCCCTAGCATGCGGGCTGCCAGCAAGCGACCATGACCTTTCACGACAAAGCCGGAGCGGCGGCTGACAACAATAGGATTACGCCACCCCTGATGACGGATGATTTTCGCCAAGGCGATAATCTGGTCTTCCGGGTGGCGGTTCGGGTTGCGGGGATTCTCAATCAGGGAATCCGTAGCAACAACATCGGTGTGTGCGCAGTAAATCTTACTCATGCCCAAGGGGGCATGTCAAAAATCACTTAAGCTCCCTTCATTTTACTTTATTAGCATTCGACGGAGTACCTACTACTATAAGATGAAAGATTACGTTATATGTCTTTTCCATCTTCAAATCATCTCTTATAGCTTCCACTATCTCTTGAAAATATGCTTGTTGCTTTTCATTAGGTGCATCTAAATTAGAATGCCTCTCGCTCATCACAGCTAAAACTTTTTCGGAACCACACACATAAACGTTTGCACATGCTTGAAAATATTTCTTTTGATATGTGGGCAAAACCTCAGGCTCATTCATGTGTGCAGCTAAAGCCTGATTTGCCTCAATGTACTCCTTGTATGCAGTCTCCTTTAGCTCTCGTTTCTTTTTTTCATAAAATACAAGGACGCCCACACAAGCTCCTACTGAAGCGACAAACACAGGAGCTATTATTTGATTAAATAAATCGATATTAAAAACACAACCTAACATGATACGCAGTATTATACGCACATGTTCTAAAGAAACAAGTTTTTTCTCTGGTGGTTTTGTTCCTTAAATCATTCTCCACCCACTAGTTTAAGCATAATCGCCCCGCACACCTGCATGGCTTCACAGTCGAGGTAGTGGTTATCGCGGTTACCAATCTGCTTCCAAATCCATCGGCCTTTATCGTAGGTGCGGTGTTCAGAGTCCATCATATCCAGATAATCCTGCGGGACATTAGCGGGAATTTCCCAAAGTGGGGATGAAGTATTACGCCGGAGTCGGAACAACGCGTCTTTCACGTTCAAGTTACTCCAGAAATACATATCCGCGACTTTCTGATAACCGAGGGTAATTTTTCGTTTGGGAGAATAGAATCTTTCCACCTGCTTACCATCATTCAACCGATGCGTGAAAGTCGCCCGGCGGTCACCCATCAACGCCGTCCAGCCACGTTCGGCACAATGCCCATACACCTCATAACTCTGGTAGCCGCAATCCAGAAACACCAGGTTGTTCTGCACTCCGTATTTCTCGGCCAATGCGGCTATATCATCCCAGGAATGAAGTTTATCGCAGAGCATCAGCCGGGAACTACCATCCAAGGCCCATGCCCGCAGAACAGCATAAAAGCACTCGCGCTGAACGTCCACCGTCAACAGGCGTAGCGGCACACCTCCGATATTACCCTCTCCTGCCCAAAAATCCCCCATCCTGTAATCCGATGGCGTATTTTCAACATGAAAATCCTCATGCACCTCATCCCACGACAACGCCAGGCGTTTCTGATAAAATTGCTGCAGCTGGGTGTAATCCCCTTTGCGAGCCGCCGCCTTAGCCCGCAGATACAATTCTGCAAGCATACCCCAGCTCATGGTGGCAAGTGCATTCCAATGGAAGCCCACATACTCCGAAGCGGCATTCGGATTCTGCGGCACAAACCGGGCATTCCCATTCAAATCGCGTCTCACATCGTCTCTATCCTCAAATCTGGCCTGACAATGCGAACACCGCATATAAGTCGTAGCCCGCACCTTCCGGAAATCATAATTCCCCTCTGCGTCCTTAGAATCCTTACTCCATTCAACACATGACCAGGCGTATGCCTGTTCTTTACCACAATGCGGACAGGTAAACATCCATTCCCGCTGGTCAGTTGTATCAAACTTTGCGTGTGTATCATCCCCGGCAAAGCCTCCCTGAGAACAAAAGATACACTTGCCCAGCCAGCCGAATGCCGTTGTACGGGCTTCGGCTTCTGCCATGTGGCCCTGCGGCCAGCGCCAAGTCTCATCACCAATCAGCCAGCGGATGGAGCGGCGTTGCAGGTTGCTCTTGTTGTAGGCTCCGGCTACCCAGAGCGTCATGCCGTTGGCAAAGTGGATGGTGGTGTTACGCAGTTTATACTTATCTGCCGGGTACAACGCTTTTACGGGCTGGCAGCAATCGAAGATTTTTCGCAAGCGCCCTTCGGCCTGGTCACGGGCATCATCGTCGTTCTGATCCAGCCAGAGTGTGGGGTCAGGCAGATTCGAGATGATGTAGCACGAGGCAATCTCAATCGCCGTGGACTTGGAACTCTGCACCGCTGCAATTATGCTCACGACTCGGGTACGGGGATTCACCATTTCCTGCATGACCTCAGCCAGCATCGGAGAGTTTGCAACACGAAAACGTCCGGGTATGGGCGAGTACGGTATGTTTTCGATATGTTCCTCTGCCCACATCCAGACATCCTTGCGGTCGGGTGGAGTCCACGCTTCACACCACAGGCTTTCCAGATATTCGCTTTCGGGCATAATCAAGCACTTTCTTCACCATATCCGGTGTCAGCATACAATCCACCAGGCGGATTACAGCCCACCCCTGCAACGTGGCAGCCAGATATTTTTCGGCATCATTCAGGAATCCTCGCGGAGTCACATGTCTCCCCCTATTCCATACACCGCCCTCAATTTCCACCAGAACCCGCGCATCAAGCCACGCAAAATCCGCCCGCCAACGCCGGCTTTTATCAAATCGGTACTCCCGCATCAGTTCCGGGCCACCCAGAGCATCCCAGAGTATGGCAAAGCGGTTCTCGAGTTCAGAGCTGGTACGTTTGCTGACCACATCCCATGGGAATGTGTCAAATCAGGGAGTCAGGCTGTCGCCTTTCCCCTCGTGCAACTCCTGCAGAACAGCATCAATCGCCGCCGATAGCGACTCCTGTATACTTGGCGCATCCATTCCTGCCAGAACTGGTGGCAATTCTTTCTCAAATTTGGCTCGCAGCAGGTTGACCACGCGTCCGCAACGGCTCAGCCATGCTTCGCGCACCATATCCTTGCGGATGTATTCGCCTTTGCGAACCGACAAACGGAACTCCCGTTCATTGATTTCTGCCAAGAGCTTACGGATTTTCAGCCCCTCTTCATCGCCGGGTGAACTGCCGTCCAGATGGTGGTCATGCAGGAACTTGCGCCATGCCACCACATCGTGCTTGCCGTTGGATTTAGGCTCCGGGGCATCCGGCATCTTACGCCAGTTGCCAATGCTCCGGCGCGATACCCCCAGCGCAGCCGCCAAATCCACCACGGTGCAGACTTCGGTGATATTCGGGTCACCGCCTTGCTCCGCGCTGTAAGCGATGGTCTGCAGAAGCTCTACCTCCGATTTTGTAAGTGGCTTCTTGGCTTTGACCTTGCTGACCGCTTGCTTGATGGCGTTGGCGCGGTTGACTTCCAGAACGGTGTCGGCTTGTGATGGTGTGACGATGTTCGGCATACGAGTAAAGCCCCTATTCAGGGGTGGGGATAGGGTTGATTCTTATGAAATACACAAAAAGACTTCTAACAACTTGCATCGCGTGTTTGTAATTGTTATAATGACATGAGAGCTTGAACTCGCTCTATAAATCACAAATGAAATGCTTTTTACTAATTATAGCTTGCTTTTTCAGCTTTCATAACGAATCAAAGGCTGACATCGCATACACATATTCAGGCAATCCTAGTAATCCTTCTTTTTTGCAATTCGACTCGCCGAGACCAGATTCGTGTTATCAGAGTATTCTCCTCCAATATTTATCTGAATATGCCACGGCATTAGCAAACGAAGCTCATTCATGCTATGGATTCATTCATAAAGATTTAAAGGGAAAGTCAATGAGCGAATCGAAAACAATAATAATGGAGCGCATTATTAACCACCCAGAAGAAGTTAATGACATTACTTTTGGGGGAGAATCGAGTGGAACGCCTCTGACAATAGCGACACAAATATGCGACTATGACATAGTATCCCTTTTAATAAAGTATGGAGCAATCCCATATTCTCCAAATGGCATGGAATTTTCTGATGGCTATTTTCAATACGGAGGTGTAAGTCAAAAAACAACACAAGAAGACATCGAGAGAATATCAAATTTAATTAAAGATGCACAAAAGAAGTGGCCGCAAGTTAAAATTCCTCGATTTTTTAACACCTTAAGAAGCCCTTTTTATCAAACGAATAGGAGGCAGTAGTAGTTTAGTTTAGAAATCCACCATGAAATATAATCCATGGTGGATTTCTTCTAACTAGAGTTTATTATATACTACTTTGACAATCTATCTATTCTCTTTGCAGTTATACTGACTCCGGTTGTTTCAATGCGTTTCTAGTAACCCCATTATAGCTTACAGTTAAGACAGGAATATCTGTCTTAGTGTTAGCGACTCGCATGTCTCCTTTAAGAATACCCCATTTCACATAATCAAAGGTGCTGATACATCCTTCAGAACCAATGCGTTTTGCTACATGTAAATAGAGGCCAGAACGTTGAGCGTCAGGATGACTAGGATCTGCCACCGTACCATTTAGTATCATGTATCCTTTGACGCCTGATTCTAAGACAAAGAAAGGAGTTCGGAGATTAGTGACCGAGGAGGGACAGGCTGTATCAGGATAATCTTCTGGATTAAATGCTCCTGAAGCAGGAGGAGGCAAAACCAGATTGCCTTGAGAATCCTTGGCTGTTCTGTTTACCCAAGGACTACCATTGGCCATCCAACCGCCGCTTTGAACGGGCACAGTCATAGAATATCCATCCTTATAAGTAACAGTCATAATACCATTAAATACTCGTCCCGACGCAGAATATGTCCCCTGAGTTTCAAGGTTTTTCTGACTTTCAACAACGCTTGAAGTCGAGGTAAACAAGACATCAAAACGAATCGGATAATGTTCTGTATTTTTAGCAACAATGGAATACAACTTAAGATTTACTCCATCCATTTTAGGCGTAAACACTTCCGCATTCGCAGCTCCTGCCTGAACCATAGGACCAGCACCATTTTCATGATGCAATTTCACCCAATGATATCCAGCATCTAGCGAAATAGTACCAGAAACATTGGTCTGAGAGTGGGTGCCTTCAAGGTTAACGACTCGCTGGCCAGCAATCTCAATGTAACCGTTGTCATCAATGGTTGCACTGAACTCATGCTCGCCAGATTCGGTAACCTTAATATACCCCTCCCAATCGTGGGGGTGGGTTATATCAGAATTGTAACGCCAATCAATCCTAGGCTCTTCCTGTTCTACAATGAAATAATCTGCTTCACTGATAGCGGAAAGAGGGATGTAAGCGGTATTTTCCGTATTGGTCATTTTAATTTTTCTTTCTATTTTTAGATTTTGTCCTCCGCTGCAACCGTAGCAGCTTGTGGACACTATAGGGGGCGCGTCAAAATAGGGAAAAGAAAAAGCCCCTGTTCAGGGGCAGGGTTGAGGTTGATTTTATGAAAAATGAGAAAAAGGCTACTAACAACTTGCATCGAATGTTTGCATTTGTTAAAATCCCATTGGAGCTTGAACCCGCTCCATAAATCACAAATGAAAATGTTTTTAATAATTTTAGTTTGTTGTTGCGTCTTCCAAAACGTTATTAACGCTACTCCTGCTGTAAATAGCGATGCTGCTATAGTTATGGATACCCTCGAAGAGGCCATGTGTCAATCGTTGCCAAATAGTACAGGAGAAATTGTTTTTTTAAAAACTGATGCTACGGCTCAAGACCCTATATTGTATATGAAAAAAAATGATGGTACTACCACAGAATTGTTTTCATATGGTGCTGGCATAGTTAAGGTATCCCCCCCAGCAACTGAAGCGATATTATGGTTGAATGATGATTGTTTTGTTTGTGTCAGTTCAGGACGCCGGAATTCATATTACGCAATATATAAGATAGCAAGAGAATCACCAGACAATACTATGCTTTCTACACTTGTTTACCAATTAGCGGAAGGTTGTTATCGATTTAACGTCAATTGGTATATTGAAAACGGCATATTAAAAGCATCACTCAATAACAAAACAATTTCTCAAATAGATATACTATAATATATAAAGGCGGGAAGGTTTTCTTCCCGCCTTGAGAAGTAATGTTACCAATTAATTTTCAGACAGTAGTACGACTCTAAAGCGATTGCCCGAAGCAATCCCCTGGGCGAGTCCTTCAGGAATATTAGGATCGTTGGGCGACGGCGCATCACACCCCCAATACAAATCGATATGGTTACCAGTAATAGCGTGGCCTGTATCATCTGAGACGAAAATGCCTTGCTCATTTTCTAAAGAACTCAGCAGCTCGTCACCAAGCAAAATCTGAATACGAGAGCCATGCTTAATAACGCCATCATCTGTAGCGCAAGAAACCTTTGGAACAAGCTCATTGTTAGCGTTACCCAGAACGTGTTCGTAAACTCGCCATTTTGCATCAATTTTGGCAAGGTACGGATACGTTATCCCATTGTAAACAACAGGTGTTGTCAGCAAGCCAAAACCTTCCGTTCTAACCTGATTTTTGAAGTTTTCGTTTACCCCCGACAGAATAACTGTATTCGTATTGGAGTCACCAATATGGCAAACAAAGTCATTTGCATTTACTCCAGAAAAACTAGATTCCATGCATGTGTAATAAACGGTAACCTCGAACTTATCCTCGAACACCGCAGGAAGATAGCTAATTGGTTCAGATGTAGCACCATTGAGACTAACTACCGACGGATCCCCCGTATTACCCATTGTCCAAACCTTAAAACGAGCTTTACCCAAAGAATCAGGAACAATATTACTCGGCTTAAAATTGTCTGAGACAATAGAACTAGTCGGAACATCATCGAAGTCAGCATCATTAGCTGGGCCAGAATACTCCAGACCAACACTAATTGCATGTTTACCGTTGCTGACACGATTTCCCGATTTAATGTATCCTGCACAGGCAGTACCGGTCACGCCAATTTCACCATACTCATCAGCCGTTAATACAGTAAGAGTTTTTGCAGGAGCAAGGATAGCGATATATTCAATCGTTACAGATGCCTGACAGAAGGACACATTGGTTCCAGCTTCGCTTGCATATGCTTCACCATACGGGGCATTATCCTGCCGAATAATGATGCTATACTGACCAGGCTGCAACACAATAGCTTCATTGGTCTGCCCACTCCAACGCACATGACCGCCTCGCGGACCCGGACTAGCAACCTCAGTAGTAAGGTTAATAGCACGAATCGTGGAGCCACTCCCAGAAAGAGGAGTAATATCAATATACCCCCAATCATCGACAGTCATCGATGCGGAAACATGGGCTTCCATGTTCTCGGGTACGGTGATAGTCACAGCGTCAGGTGCAAAATGATCCTCTTCACCATTGCTGTTAGTCCACTTAGTGAAATTACCAGAGAGGCCGATGATGCGACCCTCGGTATCCGTCTGAATGTCTACTTGTGACATAATTTTTAATCTTTCTATTTTTAGATTTTGTCCTCCGCTGCAACCGTAGCAGCTTGCGGACACTATAGGGGTCGCGTCAAAAACGGGAAAAGAAAAAGCCCCTGTTCAGGGGCGGGGGTGAGGTTGATTAGTATTCGTCCGGCAATAGCGCAGTTGTTACGCTTCTATCCCATTCCGTAATGACCCAGAGGACTCGTCCATCTTCGAACTTGTAAACACTTAGCACCCGACAGGGATTCTTCGGGTTAAGTGCTGCATCGTTAGTCTTCTTGTCTTCCTTGCAGCAATCGCCCCAATCACCGTATGAGTGACGCTTCATGCACTTGGCAATCTCTTCGTGGGTAAAGGCTTCTTCTGCGCCGGACGTGATAAGCGTACGACCGAGTTTTACCTTAACTCGACATGCTTCCACGAACCACGGCGGGCGAACGGTACAGGCGGTATGTTCCCACCAGACTTCCTCCAACTTCTCAGGAGCTACACCCTCTTCCGTTTCGAGAAGAAGATATCCTTTTTCCTTGGTAACGTAGCCCCATTCCAGCTTGCGGGTTCCATCCTCCATGGCAAAAATGCGTACCTCGTTGGAATGGTTGCTGGCGAAGCGGCGGGGGTATCGGAATGCCAGCCCTCCAATGTACTTCTTCTCAGGCTCGGCTGTCAGGGCAAGGAAATCCTTGCAGCCGGTGCAGACGATGATGTTCTGCAAGCCGCCCGCCAGCTCCTCTGCTATCTGGAGCGCGATTTTCTTGGCTTGCTCCTCCTGTTCTTCTGTATACTTGCTACCCATGGTCATGTATTGTTGGTTAATCCGGGAAATTGGAAAGCCACTCCTCTTTCATGTTATCGGGCAAGTAGTGGATGATGGTAGAAATACGCTGGGTATCGAATTCCTTCGTGACCTTGTACCATTCCAGCCGACGAACCCCATCAGGCAAGGCAATCACGATTGCCATGTTGGCTCCGTTATTGGTCTTCTCTCCCCCGAACGTTACGGTAATACCGCCACGGTTAAATGAATCGGGTTCATGGATGATAACCTTGCAGTCTGCCGGGTACTTGACTTCACCCCAAAGCTCGTATTGCAGGGTTTCTGCATCTACCAAGGCTCCGGGCCATGCTGTTTTTATTGCTTCTTGCATATTGCTAGTTAATGTTTTATGCGTTTTACCACTATAGCACATAACTAACAAATGTCACGCTCTTTTTTTTGTTTTCTTTACTCATTATCAGCATGTTAGAGCCATCATTCCATCGTAGGAGGCAGCGAGTTTTCCGACAAGCACGAGGTACTCTGATGATGAGGGCATTCCTCCAAATGGGATGAATATTCCAGAATGACATAGTACAAAGCGCCAGTCAGAACGATAATGATGAGGATAAGCAGGATAGTGAATGCACAAGGGCTGTGTTTACGGATGAGCGCTCCCAGGCGGGAAGTGGGAATCATAAATTCTTTCATAGTGCAAAATAATGGGTTAAAAGTGGGAACGGAGTGGGAATGAACTCAGGCTTCATTCCCACTTTCCGGAGTCTTCGCAGACTTCGGCAGACTGCATTTCTTCTCTGGATGCAGAACACGGTTTTTCAATTGCTTAGATAAATGAGAACACCACCTTTTCCTCAGGGTGGAAAGCACCAGAATCATGCAGAAAAAAGTGGGAATGAGAAAAAATTGCTTTGCGCTGTTTTTCGACTTGCCAAAGACGGCCCTCCTCCGCGAATCCTCCGCAAATAGATTCCTTTTGAAGCGTCTCGCCCCTGTTTTGGGTGTTGTGAGACGTTGTAGGAGCTGAATTCGTGCTTTCCGGGTACTCGAACGCCTGAATTGGTGGTTTTTGAACATGCCAATGGATGATTAAGAGCTGGTTTTGAGTGTTTCCAACCGCTGCAGAACGCGTTGGTGGAATGCCACGATAGATTCCGTCAGATTCAGCGCAGCTTCGCATTGTTCCTGCGTGTAATCGTCTGTGTCCTGCTTCTCAGCCCAGGCAACAAACTTGCGGGCATCCCAGAGCGGCGGGGCATCCGGGGCAACCCTCTCGGGCAGTTCAAGCAAGCCAAGGTGGTCAGGAGCTTCACCCTTAGGCGGTTCGACAGATGGTTCAGCCGGAGGCTGTTCAAACGTGGTCTGTTTCAACTGGCGGCGAAGCGCGGAACACGAAAGATTTTCGGATGCGGCCTGATTCAGCACCTCTTCGCGCTGTTCCGGGGCAGCCTTGCTCTTTGCAACCTCCTGATGGTGCGAGAACGAAAGCTCGGGGTGCCGTTTCTCGACCGGGAATCGGTTGCATGTCATCACAATATCCCGAATCGTACTGCGCGAAAGCCCGGTCGTCTGCATGGCTTCCTCATATTTACTCTCGGTATATCGGTTGCCCCATTGGCGATCACCGAGCAACAGAATGTCACCCAGCAACCAGCAACTCGACTTGTGCAGCGAAAGCACATTGCGGAATACACAGTTGTAGTCATCTGTTGAAAGCTCGGCTTTCTGCACGATGAGGCCATTTCCTGTCATGAGAATCCCCTCCACGCCAGAGGGAACAACTGCGGTCGAGATTTTAGATGTCGTGTCAACACGACAACTAGACGCATCAACGTTCACAATCTCGGCATCGGGTTTAGATGTCGTGTTAACACGACATCTAGACTTTTTCGTCTTGGGTTTTGAAATCTTGTCCATGCTCAAAGTCAACGCGTCAAAATCAACCGCGACGCTTATTACAGACCCGGTACAAGGCGCGAACCCGCTCGCTTTTCTGGTTTGCCATGGGAGGCATGCCCAATTGCTTCTCCATTTTGCGGACATGATAATGGAAAGCCTGTTTCGACATGCCCAACTGCCGGGCAAAATGCTCGCATGTACCCAAGCCTAGCAAATAGCACACGCACGCCCAGCGGAGTCGAGGATTACCATCCTGGGCCAGGTACGCCATCAGCATCGATTCCTCATCATCCCCCAGACGGGAAAAAGCCTCAGCCCAGCCATCAAAGGCAAAGCGCGTATCGAGCCTTTTCCTCAAAGGTCGAGCCACGGGACCACCATCAAAAACACCCTCCTGGCGGGGTACCAACGCTGGCGACAACTGCTCCAGACTCTGCCCACCCTGAGACCAATCCGTACGCGGAGCGAGCAAGCCAAGTTTTTCGGCTCGTTCACGATCACTCGGCGATAGAGATTCAATCCAGCGTCTCGTTTCCTCGGAAGCATAGGCATCCAGATAGGCACGCCGTCTCTTTTGCTCATTTCGGGCATATTCATCAAGCGGCACCATACGCAGCCTCCTTTCTTACAAAATCGGTCTGTGACACATGACATGACACTTCGCCAGAAAAAAGTCCTTTATATACGAATTCAAATTTTTCACCGGGGTAGCAAAAAATTCTTTTCCCCTTATATATCTTTTTTCCACAATCAAGTATCATAGTGTCATAGGGCGAACACCGCATACTGAAATTAAACAACTTACCGCTATGACACTTCTTGTTTTGCAAGTGACATAAAGTGTCACCAGCACCGCAAGTGTCATATAGCACGATATCCTCAAAACGGGCAGATTTCATCACTAACCTCCTCTTCCATACCTTGTTTCAGATACACCTCAAATGAAGCTCTCTCAATACGCCAAATACGCTGCGTACACGAACGCACATAAGTCAATGGGAACACCCCTGAATTGGCCAATGCACTCATACGTTTGCCAATGCTGGAGGCCGACACCGTGCCGCGAAGCATGTTGTCACTCTTTAAGCGGCTTTCCAGCGTCTTTAATTTGGCGTAGAGGGTATTGGCCTTGCGGTAATCGCGCATGGCTCTCACCCAGGGAAACTGTTCTCCGTACTGTTCCTCCCACGCTGCGCAGTCGGCATTATCCTCTGAGAGTGAAACAGGTGCAGGAATCCCGGTCTGGCTACATGTCTCCCGTAGCGCCTTGGGGGAAAGCACCGGGGCATTTTCAGCCCAGGGGATTTGCTCGCGGGCATCCATCAATACCTGGCTGAGTGTCTGCAACCCCTCGTTAAGCAGTTCCCGGTCAATGCAGATACCATAGTCGCACATGTCGCGGGTGTGGGCAGAAAGTCGTCTTTCTCTCGCTGACCAATGGTGGGAAAATTGCTTCCAGAGCCGATAGGTGTACCAGGCATCCTTGAGGCAGTAGGCCGCCACGGATTCCGCTTTTCCTTCATGGATGGCTTTCTGCCAGCTGACTCCTTGCATTTCGTTGCGGACTTCCTTGCTCATGGAAACGTGGAACAGTTCTTCGATGGCACTTTTCAGGCTGCGCCCCACGCCAAGCGCACTTGCCATGTCTGCCGTGCATTCCCAGAATACAACGATATCCTGCGGTATAATGCCCAGCTCCTGCAACCGTTCAAAACATGCCCGGTCGAAGCGCGCATGGTGGGCCACCAGCGTGTGGCCGTTCAGCATGGGCCAGTTCATATGGCGCGGGGTGCCTACATAGGAAAAATTGGCTTCTTCCGAATACACCGCGACCAGGTAGATATCACATGCGGCATCACGCAGGTAGTGGTATACTCCCTGCGTGGTGATGGAAACCTGCTTGTCGTAGTAGGTCTCAAAATCAATGGCAAATATCATGGCTCGTCTCTCTGGCGTAGATATTTTTCGATGCGCGGATAGATGTGTTCCCAGCCTTTGCGCGTCAGCATCGTCCGCAGAACAAGCACCACGCTGCCGCCGCCGCCCTCTGATATGCTGCGCTGCTGCTCCATCAGCCCCAGATGCAGGCACAAATCGGACGGGCTGTTGCGGCGTTCCCCCATGTCGCTGATAAGGTAGCCCCGGCTGCGCAGCCAGCTCAGCACTTCATCGTGAGTTATATCGATTCCTCCATCCTGCAGACAATGTGCCAGCTCTTCCGTATTGACCAGTTCGGCATCAGGCTTCATCGTATACCTCCTCTGCGCTCAGGGGTGAAAATCCGGGGTAACGGAGTCCGGGGTGCAGGATACAGGCCTGCATTTCCCCATCTACCTTGGCCCATACCAGCCGGAAAGTGCAGACCACATCGCCCAAGGGGGTATGTGGAATGCCGAATTCTTCCCGGTTGCCCGGTATTGACAAGTGGACTTTAGGGTAGTAGTTCATACTTCTTCCTCCTTTCGTCCTGTTGCCCGGAGTTTGGCCAGACAGGTATCGGCTATGTGCGTGAGTCGTTCGTTCAGCTCCAGTATTTCCTCCTGTAGCTTCTGGCTCTGTTCTTTGTTGCCATCCATCGCCGTATCCCCGAGCTTGTAGGTCAGGTGCAGTTGTTTCAAGGTAAGCTCCCGGGCTTCCTTGGCCAGGGTGTGGATAATGATGTCGTCCGGCGCTTTGCTCGTGGCGTATAGCCCGGTTATCAGGTTCCAGCCTTTCAGGCTTTTCGCCAGATTGCAGACTTGTCGGCCGATGGCAAGCGCCTTGCGTGTGTTTGTTGCGATATGTTCGTTCTTCATGTGTGTAGGGTGGTTTATTTTGTCTCCCTACTCATATTCCTCGTAGTATTGGCTCATTATCCGCGTAACTTTTTTTATTTGTTTCAAAATTGTCATGTTATTTCCTTGTAAAAAGTGTATTATCTGTTATGCTTATCTGCACACATCCCTCATTATGCCCAAATTACGTACCCTATCGAACAATACGCTTAATGCCCTCTCTCCCGCCGCGCTTCACAAGCTCGGTTGCCTGTTCTCTAAAATATCTCCCAATTTCCAGCTGGAGCCACAGCCGGATTTAGAGGAATGCGCCGTCAATGAGCGGAGAATGCCCATCAACCCGGATATGAAGGAGGTTTACAAGGATTACAAGCTCGCCTTTCTGGAACAGATGGATAAGCTCAATGCCACCATCAAGGAAGATGTGGAGGTGATGCTGCTGGCTCATTACCTGCACCTGGGCCGCAACAATGTCGATTATGTGGATAAGGTTGAATCGCTCATGCCGTACATGAAACGCAAGACGGCAAATGATGCCGAGTATCTGGTTCATGTGATGCTGAATCCGGGTGGTGAAAAGGCGCTGCGCAAAGCCAGCCTGATGCTTTCCTCTTCCCGCACCTATGGCTACGAGTATTTTGTGGTGGATGAGCAGGCCTTGCCGTTCACTTGCACGCCTAAGCATGTAGCTGGCCAGCTGTTCGATGATGCTTATGCCAATGAAATCCGGGAGGGCTTGCAGCAGCGTTATGGTACCAGCATTTGTGTGGTGCGTAGCGAGATGAAGAATGGCCTCTGGATTGTGGAGATTACGCATGGCGGTACCAAGCGCAAGGAATCTAATGAGAACAATGCCGAGACAATCGATATCCTGCGCCAGCCGATTGAAGTGGATTGCCTGATATATGACCCCACCTACAATGATATCCGCATCCACATGGAGAACAAGACCAGCGCTATTCTGGATCTGTACCGCAAGATGTTCGGTCAATGTCTCTACGATAACCACATGTACTGGCACTCAAGTCCGAAGTATTATCTGAACCACTTTAATATCCCCCGGGTGAAATTACAGGAGATGCTGGTTCGTGGCGCGACCAGACTCAGCAACGCTACCGTAGGCAAGTTGTCTATTTCGATTCCTTCGGTGACCTACATCAAGACAAAACGGCTCTGGGGTGGTAAGTACTCTACGGAAACGATGACTCGAAAGTGTCCTGATGCGTTGAACTACACCATGGATGATAATGAAACGCTTGTTCCCAAAGGAACGACCATCACCTCTATCACGTTGAAGTTTGAGTATGGCAAAACCAACTCGCTCAGCATCGTCATTACCGAAAAGCGGCGCACCATGGAATCCGAGGCTATCCCCGGTATCGAGGATTGGTTGCACGATGAGGGATTCTCGCGTAGCGGGGCAGTACACAAAAAGGAAGAACCGGTAGAGGACACCATCGGCGCTCCGCTGATGGCCGCAGAGGGTACTGAGGGTGATGAAGCATAAGCAGGACATCTTCTCACTCATCCCTCGTCTGGATGGTTTTGCCAGTCATTACGACTGGGTGAACCATTGTATCGGTGCCACAACCCTGATGCAGGGAACAAACCCGGTGTTACGTCCGACCGGGCAGATGGCACAGAGTGTCAGTTACCCGGATGTGCTGAGCCGTAGTCTTTCTGTTCTGGACGAAGAGGAAGATGGACGCTACCTCGCATACGAAGAAGATGGCTGTTCCCTCATACCTCTCACTTGGCAGGATGTGCAGCTCTGGGAACTGAATCTGCCGGCTTTTGCTGTCTGGGGGCAGAAGCTCTTGAAAATACCGGCAAACATCAAGCCGAAGTTCCACCAGAGTAATAAACTCATCGAATGGGCTATCAAAGAGGAGCGGGTGTTTCTTTCCTTAAGCAGTAGTGGGGCGGATATTGTTAGAGATGTAGCCTATGTGGATTCCGGTTCTCCTGCCACTCTGTTGTTTCTGGATGATGGATGGACCCAATCGAGCGTGCTATTTGCAGAGGTGAGCAAACATACACGCATTATGGCGTTCAGTATTCAAGAGCTGATTCGCCCGATGGGTGATGGGTATGAATACTACCATGAAACTCCTTTCGCTGAGCTGATACTTCAGCATGAGCCAGTCTTGCCGGAGGCTCAGTTTCTTGCTCGTCCGGCTGGCTGTTCCTGGGAACACCTGCATATCCAGATTCGTACTGATAGCCGCTATGAAGTGCTGGATGCGGGCAAGGATGTCATCATTGCGTGGTATGAAAATGAGCTGGGGCACCTCATCGGCAAGAAGAAAAGCATCATGCTTGAACGCTTGCCTAAGTTCTGTCGTAATGGCAAGGGCACGCAGATATACGCTCTGTTGAAATCATTTGCCGCCCATGGCGGCAGGGATGATGCTTCTCAGTACCCCAACAAGAACCTGGCGAATCAGGTCAGAAAGAACCTGCGCGAATATCTTTGTGTCTTATTCGGATACAGCCACTCTGAATCTCCGATTGAACAGGAAACAAAGAACATGTACCGGGTAGCTTTTTCCATCTCGTTTTCCACGGGGCATGTTGACGAGGGCCAGTCTCGATATGTGGCGTATTTCTGACCTGATTCGCCCCTCTCAGATTGTCGTCAATGGGAGTCGAAAGTTTTCTTTCGTTGTATAATACTTACGGATAATGCTTTATAAAAATAAAGTTGCAAACGGAAGACAAAATTCAGCTTTTTGTTTTGGCGATTAGATCGGTAGAGGACAAATGCAGATGCTTCGACCTGAGCCGCATCTCGATGCTGAAATTGAAGCCGTCATGTGGCTGGAAGAGGAAGAAGCCCTAGTGCGCCTCACTTCCAAGAGCAAAGACATCAAACAGGAACCTGATGACCAGTAGATACGCATCTACAAAGGAAAGCTGATTTAAGAATACGTACTCGATAGCGGCTACAAGTGGAATGACGAGCTTTACCCAACCCTGACCCACATCAGCTGGAAAGCCACTGGCTACCAAATCGGAGGAAATAACTTCTTCGGGCTTCCTACCAAGCGCCGGGGTGAATAAACTTCCCCTTTCAGCCGGTTCTACACCGGCTTTTTCTCGGTGTGACGCGAGCTCCTTTTTTTTACTCTATTTCACTTAGGCTCATACCGACCTGCAGGAATTTTCAAAAAAATCTTCTTATCGACCTTTGTAGAACACGTTAACATTAAGTGCGGAGATTCTCATTAAGGTGATTTAGGGATGAATATGTTGATTTTTGTGTGGTTGTCACCCTACTGGTACTATCTGGCATCTGCTACGAATGCGGGGAGATAGTGTATACTGTCGCATACGGTAGTCGAAATAGCCCTTGTTGCATCCGTCGCACTGATGGTGTATATCGTATGTTATGGTGGTAACATTAAGACTTTGGTTCGTATAAAATCCAGCTTTCACCTACATCAAATACATAAAGTTGTGCTGTGATATCGATTTCTGCTGTGGCGTCTTCAAACGTAAGGTGAATATATGTATTCCACCATTTTGAGGTTAATTCCGCGCTAATAAGGTTCTTTTGTGTTATTGATGGATATCTTGGTTGATATCGTCCTATTAATTTATTAACATAAATATCACGTTTATTCATGATTATTGCTCTACTTACTATTTCTCCCAATGAAAGAGAAAATAAAACAGCTGCTGCAATACCTATATATTTAAATAATAATTTTTTCATCTTAAATTTAGGAAATTGGCTATCGCTGTGCGCAAATCACACAGCGATAGCATTTTAATTATTTCTTTTATTCCAATTTACCTGTTTCATCAATACTTTTGCTGCCTCTAATTAAAATATCATACGGTTTGCCATAGCCGTGATAAAGTCTGCCTATATATGTTTCTATGTTTCTTCCCCATTCAATTGGATTCCATGACTTATGCATCTCGAAATTATAAGTATCATCGTAGCTTTTCAAATTTCCTGTTATTCTGTATACACAATCGCAGTTTATGGTAACCTCTCCCTCAAACTTCAGAGTTATAGTGCCTAGCACCCAAAATTCAGGGCGTTTTGTACTGTATGAATATGTGGCTTTTTCGAATGGTTTTGATGTCGATTTGCATCCACCAGAATCAAGCTGTTGCGAGTGCAACCAATTCGCAATATCCTCAAAATCACTAGCAATGTTCACGGACGATGTATTCACTTGATTGAAGTCGATTATCACATCTCTACCCTCTCCCTGTTTATAGTGTTTTTTGGCTGTTTCCAAATTGACCTCTTCCCACGTTGCACGTGAGGGATTCATGGCATTATGATAGGCCCGTGCAGCAGCATTTTGCACTTCTACAGGAATTATAGGTACATCATTTCCTACATAATCCCATAAGTAAACAGGTATATTTTTTACGAACAAATACAAACGCGCTTTGTCTGCATATGTACTTGTATCCCTACCAAGCCACCTACCTTCCATAGGATTATAATGGCGATAGTTATAGTAGACCAGAGCCATTTCTGAATCCATATACTCAGAGCTCCACTGAATCGGCTGAGTAACATCGCCAGAGATAGTCACCTCACCATAGGGAGAGTATGAGTAATTAGTTCGAATGTAACCGTGCTGACCGTAGACTTCGCAAATGTTCTTCGTAAGATCCCAACCGTAGGTGTACCAAGTGCCATTTTTCTGGATGGCAAGTGGACGAGTGGTTACAGGCTGAGACGGATCCCATGTGATAAGCCACAGGCATGGATGGTTACTGCGAGTGAGGTCGCAGCAAGCAATCTGGAGGTAGCCACGATACAGGAATCGCTGGTGCAGCGTTACACTACCATTGACGGTCACCTTCTTGGTTGCTCGTCTGCCCATGTAGTCGTACGAGCATTCCACAATGGTGCCACTATCTGCATTGGTAAACGAAGTCGGGCGGTTTTCTGCATTATAGACAACGGACCATATGCCGGTACTCGTTTTCACCTTTGTCTGGTTGCCTGCATCATCGTAGCTCGGCTCGAAATCACCGATAGCGGTGTACTGGTTGAGCT